TAGATGCAGATTACGAATACAGTCGTAAAACTTACTATGAACTTATAGAGAAGAGTAAAGAGACTCTAGATTTAATGGCAGATGTTGCCAGAGAATCAGAACACCCACGTGCTTTTGAAGTATTTGGTAACATGGTAAAACAAATAGCAGATGTTAACGACAAGTTGATGGACGTTAATGCTAAATTAAAAAAAGTAAAAAATGAAGAGGATATCAAACAAATAGGACAAACGACTAATAATCTTTTTGTAGGCACAACTACAGAATTACAAAGATTAATACAAAAAGAGAATATTATAGATGTTGAACCAGAAGAATGATACTTATCTCGGTAACGTAAATGTTAAACGTGATGGTGTTCAACATGACTTTACTAAGAAAGAAATCAAAGAATACGTTAAATGTAGCAAAGACCCTGCATACTTTTGCGAAACGTATTTAAAAATTATTTCACTTGACAAAGGTCTTGTACCATTTAGATTATATCCATATCAACATCAAATGTTTTCTCATTTTGATAACAACAGATTTTCTATAGTACTTGCATGTCGTCAATCTGGTAAATCAATTAGTTCGGTTGCATATCTTTTATGGTATGCATGTTTTCACCCAGAAAAAACAATCGCTATACTGGCAAACAAAGGCGCAGTAGCAAGAGAGATGTTAGCAAGAATAACTTTGATGTTAGAGAACTTACCTTTCTTTTTACAACCAGGCACTAAAGCACTTAACAAAGGGTCATTAGAATTTAGTAATAATAGTCGTATCATTGCGAGTGCAACGTCTGGTAGTTCTATTCGTGGTATGTCAGTCAACTTACTATACCTTGACGAGTTTGCGTTTGTAGAACGTGCAAACGAATTCTATACTTCTACTTATCCAGTAATATCTGCGGGTAAAGATACTAAAGTAATCGTAACATCAACCGCAAATGGTATTGGTAATACTTTTCATAAACTCTGGGAAGGTGCATGTCAGAATACTAACGAATTCAAACCATTTACTGTTAACTGGAGCGATGTACCAGGTCGTGATGAAAAATGGAAAGAGATGACAATTGCAAACACATCGGCACTACAGTTTGACCAAGAGTTTGGTAATACATTCTTTGGCACAGGTGATACTTTGATTAATGGTGAAACACTAATGGGTTTTCGTGCAAAGAATCCACGAAAAGTACGAGAGAATGGTGATTTATTAATTTATCGAGAACCTACTAAAGACCACCAATACATCATGACAGTAGATGTCTCTAAAGGAAGGGGACAGGATTATTCTACGTTTAACGTCATCGATATTAGCACTAGGCCCTTTAAACAAGTCGCTGTCTATCGCAATAATACTATTTCTCCTGTATTGTTTCCTAATATTATATATAAGTACGCAAAGTTCTATAATGAGTGTTATGTAGTCATAGAATCGAATGACCAGGGTACTTTAGTTTGCAACGGACTATATCAAGAATTAGAATACGAAAACATTCACATGGAATCTGCTGTTAAGGCAGATAGAATTGGTATTGAAATGACACGTAAAGTAAAACGTATTGGGTGTTCATCAATTAAAGATATTTTAGAACATCGTAAACTACAAATATTTGACGAACAAACAATACTTGAAATATCTACATTTACTGCTCGAGGTCAATCTTATGAAGCAAGTGATGGTAATCATGATGACCTGATGATGAATCTAGTATTATTTGGTTATTTTGTTTCTGGTACATACTTTAGAGACTTAACTGACATCGACTTGAAAAAGATAATGTTTGAAGATAGAATGAGAGAAATAGACGAAGATGTACCACCTGTTGGGTTCATAGACGATGGTACTCAGTTTGAACAAGAACTAGAAAGAAAAGAAGAAGCAGAACGTTGGTTTGAACAACACAATGACCAAATCATTCAAGAAGAGTGGTAGAAAACACCTTTTGTATAAATAAAAGCATATATTGAAATATAACCGTATTATGATAACTTATAATTAGACAAACGAATAGGATAGAATCATGGCATTATTTACACCTTCGGCATCGCCTGCGGTAACTGTAAAAGAAATCGACTTAACGGGAGTAGTCCCTAATGTCGCAACTAATACAGGTGCTTTTGTAGGTAACTTCGGTTGGGGACCAGTAGGACAAACAACACTTGTTTCAAATGAAGCAGGATTAGTAGAAGTTTTTTCTGCACCAACAACTGACAATACGGTTGACTTTCACTCGGCCGCTTTCTTTTTAAAATACTCTAATGCACTACAAGTAGTACGTGAGACAGACTCAGATGCTAAAAACTCTTTAGCAGTGAACAATCAAACAGGTACAAACGCAACTGCCACTAATCAGGCATTAAATGATTTAAATGCATTTGAAACCGCAACAATCGACTCGTCAGACGGAGCATTTATTGGAAGATTTCCAGGAGCATTAGGTAACTCTTTATTAGTATCAATCTGTGGTAGTTCAGACTCAGATGGTAGTGGAGTTAATAATTTTAATGGATGGACATACAAATCACAGTTTGATGCCGCACCAGGAACTTCTTCATTTGTAAGTGGTCTTGGTGGTAAAAACGATGAAATTCATATCGCAGTAGTCGATGAAGACGGAGAAATCTCCGGTACTGCGGGTACAGTTTTAGAAACATATCCTTTCTTATCAGTTGCCTCTAATGCAAAAGCAACTGATGGTACGTCTAATTATTACAAAGATGTTATCAAAGCACGTTCAGAATACATTTATGCTGGCGCATTCCATAGACATGGTGACTCAGATGGAATCAATGATTTCTCTGGTGCATTATGGGACACTAACGCAGTGAATGGTTCTCAAGACTTTAAATCAGATGTAACTTTTGGAACAGGTCAAAACGAATGGTCATTCACTGGTGGTGTTAGTTCATCATCATTAGGTACAGACGACATACTAAGAGGTTTTGACAAATTTGAAGACGTTGACAATATTGAAGTTGACTTCTTGATTGCTCCAGAATCTATTGCAGATGCTAACGCAACTACAGTTGTAAATGACTTGGTTGCTACTGCATCATCATTAAGAAAAGATTGTGTAGCAGTTGCATCACCTAGTAGAAATGCGGCAATCACAATAGGAACAAATGCGGCAGTACTAGCATGTAATAACACATACACTAAATCATCTTATCTAGTACAAGATAATAACTATCTAAAAGTATTTGATAAGTATAATGACCAATTTATTAAGATTCCTGCGGCATCAAGTACTGCAGGTCTAATGGCGGCAACTGACTTAGTTGCGGCAAATTGGTTCTCACCTGCTGGACAAAGACGTGGTAGATATCTAGGTATTACAGATATCGAGTTAAGTCCAAATAAATCTGAAAGAGATACTCTTTACAAAGCAGGTATAAACCCAATAGCAAACATACCAGGACAAGGTATCATGTTATTCGGTGATAAAACTAACGAATCTAGACCATCTGCATTTGATAGAATCAATGTCAGACGATTATTCTTAGGTATAGAAAGAGCAATTGCAATTGCTGGTAGAAACGTAATGTTTGAATTCAACGATGAATTTACTCGTGCAGAATTCGTAAACATTGTCGAACCTTTCTTAAGAGAAATTCAAGGTCGAAGGGGTATAACAGACTTTAGGGTTGTTTGTGATTCAACAAATAACACTGCGGCAGTTATAGATAGAAATGAGTTTATTGCAAGTATATTCATTAAACCTGCAAGAAGCATTAACTTTGTGACTCTTAACTTTGTAGCAGTTAGAACTGGTGTAGAGTTTGAAGAAGTCGTAGGAACAGTTTAAGGAGATAAGTAATGGCAATAATGGGCGTAGATGATTTTAAATCCAAAATAAGAGGTGGTGGTGCTAGACCTAATCTCTTTAAAGCGACTATTAACTTCCCTGCATATGCAGAAGCAGACGTTGAATTGACTTCATTTTTATGTAAGGCCGCTCAATTACCTGCGGCAGTCATGAATGAGTTAATCGTACCTTTTAGAGGTCGTCAACTTAAAGTAGCGGGTGATAGAACGTTTGAATCTTGGACTGCAACAATAATTAACGATACTGATTTTAATGTCAGAAATGCTATGGAAAGATGGCAGAATGGTATTAACAATCATAAAGCAAATACTGGTTTAACAAATCCAGTTGATTATCAAGCAGATTTAATTGTAGAACAGTTAGACCGAGACGAATCGGTCATCAAGACTTATAATTTTAGAGGTGCATTCCCACTAAATATCAGTGCAATTGACCTAAACTACGAAACAGTAGATACTATTGAAGAGTTTACAGTTGAGTTTGCAGTACAATATTGGGAAAGTAACACTACATCGTAGTCTTAAAACATATATAAATAAAGAGTAAGAATAAAACTTGCTCTTTATTATGGGCGAATTGAATATAATGTGGAACATATATGGCAGAACAAGACAATAGTATTCTGAAACTTTTTGGTTTCGAACTAAAAAGAGCAGAAGACAAACAAAAAGAAGAAAAGAAGAAAAAACTTCAATCGGTGGTCACACCTACAGACCCCGATGGTGCTGGATATGTAACTGCTAGTGGGTCTCACTATGGCCAGTTCATCGACATGGACGGCAATCAAGCAAAAGATAATAGACAATTAGTACTTAAATATCGTGGTGTCGCAGTACACCCAGAAGTCGATGCGGCGATAGAAGATATCGTCAACGAAGCAATTGTAGGGTCTGAAAACGAAGCACCAGTAGAATTAAATCTTGATAACGTAGATGCACCAGATAATATCAAGAAGACAATGGTAGAAGAATTCAATAAACTTATTGGTATGATGAAGTTCACTGAAATGGGCACAGATATCTTTAGGTCTTATTATATTGATGGTAGACTATATCATCACTTAATAGTCAACGAATCGCAACCTAAACTTGGTATACAAGACATTCGAAACATTGATGCGACTAAAATAAGAAAAGTTAAGAATGTTAAATACAAGAAAGACCCTGCAACTGGTGCCAAGATTGTAGATAAAGTAGAAGAGTTTTATATCTTCCAAGAAAAGAGTGGAAGTAATCAAGGCGTAAGATTATCGCCTGATTCAGTATCATATGTTACTTCTGGTCTTATGGACCCAACAAAGAAAACTGTTGTATCTTATTTACACAAAGCACTAAAACCAATCAATCAGTTAAGAATGATGGAAGACTCTCTGGTAATCTATCGATTAGCAAGGGCGCCAGAAAGAAGAATATTCTATATTGACGTTGGTAATATGCCTCGTGGTAAATCAGAAGCATATATGAAAGATATCATGACTCGTTATCGAAACAAGTTAGTCTATGATGCAAGTACTGGTGAATTAAAAGACGACAGAAAACACATGAGTATGTTAGAAGATTTTTGGTTGCCAAGAAGAGAAGGTGGTAGGGGTACTGAGATTACTACACTTCCTGGCG